TGGTTTAATAGAAGACTAGAAACAGACTTTGGTTTTGCATGGGTAAGGTTTCAATATGCTGGTGCAAACTCTCAAACCCATGGTCAACATGGAACATGTCATGCAGATTGTCAGAAAGATGATGAATGGAATCTTTCCTTTCTTTATTATACAAATAGATTTTGGAATCCACACTGGGGTGGTAAGTTAAGATTCTATAGTGAAAATAGAGAAGGTGGAATCCTAGAACAAATGGATGATGTCGAAATAGGTTCCGTTGATTTCAAACCAAATCGTCTCTTAATGTTTGATGGAAGAATACAACATGGTGCAGAAGCTCCATCAGAAGATGCACGATATATAGATAGAAGATCAATTGTCGTTAGAGGAGACGAGATCGAGTTATTAAATAAGGAAGATAGATATGCCTACAATTGAGTTTAGAACATATAATAAACCATCGTTTGAAATGTTCAGACCAGTTGCAGCTAAATCTATGCAACCTGAATGGTGGAAGAAACAAAAGATTCGTGTAGATCATCGTGGTCGTGTTGCACAAACAATAAGGTCTTGTCCTTCAATGCAAGACTGGTTAACAATGGGATATTATATTGTTTCAAGTGTTGATATCCCAATTAGAAATGGATTAGATTGGAACTGGCCTAGTGGAGAAAGATTCACTACGGATGAAGAAATTCCAGTACATTCTAGATCACACCCGTCTGCTCAAATGCAAGATTCTATAGAGTATTTGGGAGACGATGGCCCAGTTAAAGATGCATTTAAAATATCATCTTACTGGAATATGAAAACCCCGCCGGGCTATTCTGTTTTATTTTTAGACCCTTTCCTGTTTCAGAATAAATACTTTGCATGTTGGCAAGGAGTGATTGATACTGATGAGTTCAATGTTAATTTGGACAATGCACAGATCATATTCTATCCTAAAGTAAACCATTCATTTGTTATACCAGCTGGTACTCCACTGGTACAAGTGTTCCCATTTAAGAGGGAAGAATGGACATCAACATATTTTTTTCAAGAGCACTCAGATTGGCATAAGAATCATGGAACACATGAGAAGTCAATGCAAAAATGGCAAAGGAGTTTGGATTTGGTAGATGCAGATGGAACACCCAATGAGAAGATCAACATCGGTGGTTATAGGAATGCTAAAATTTGGAAACCAAAGAGTAGATACTTTGATAAACCCGAAGAAGTAAACCCACCACCTGAATGTCCAATGCACAGATCAGAAGAACAGCTGGAAATGGACTTTAATGACAAACAACGAGAGTTGACAGATTTAAATTGGGACGGTTCGGAGTCAAAAAAAATAGATAGAGATTAGATTATGTCAGTTAGATTATTATTTCCAACATTACTTTTTGAGTATAACTTGTTGGAAGAAGGGTTAGTTACTCAAACATATTTGGATGAATTAAAAGCAGATATGGATGCAATGAGAATGAAAGACCCAGTGGGAAGACAGATTTCTAATGCATATACTGGTTGGCAATCGAATGATGGTTGTGAGTCTAGGCCTGCATGGGTAAAAATGATGAGAATCATTAAAGAGAAATTCAACCATGAGATACTTCCTTTTAGTGGAGTGGATACATCAAAATTCCAAGTTAGAATGGGTAATTGTTGGGCAAATGTAAATGATAGAGGTGCATGGAATAAACCACACGGTCACAATGGATGTTGGTGGAGTGGTGCATTATATATTAATGCAGAAGGTGACGAAGGAGATTTCGTTGCAATCAATACAGACCCTAAAGTATTAAGTGACTTCCCAGCATCACCTAGGTTTAGAGAGAATCATTGTATAAGACCTATCTCAGGAACACTTCTTTGTTTCCCTAGTGGTCTACTACATATGGTTGAACCTAATGCATCAAGTAATGATAGATACAGTGTTGCATTTAATATGAATAACGAAAGGTTAAGTGGGTCACCTCAAGAGACAGCAATTCCTATAGATGACAACTGGAATAAATTCGATATAGAAGAAGGCGAAGTAAAGAGATAATTTCCATAAATAATCGTATGGAAATAACGATATCACCTTACATCATTTGGAATCTAGTGATGACTGTAATCATAGTCCCACTAGGATTTTTGATTCGTACAGTCCTATCTGAACAAAAAAGACTAGATATTCTCGTCAATAAAACTAGGGAAGAGATCGCAAAAGACTATGCCACAAGAGAACAGATTGAGGCAGACTTCAATAGGATTATGACTTCTATTCAGAAGATAGATGAGAAACTTGACAGACTTCAGCAGAAAACTTTCTTCCAAGAATAAAAAAGGTATAAATAGTAGTATACGAAAGGAAATACTACTATTATGGCAAAACCAAACTCAAAAGCATCATTAAAAGAATATGTTAAAAGAAGACTGGGAGCTCCAGTTTTAGAAATTAATGTAGACGATGACCAGTTCGATGATAGAATTGATGAGGCATTGCAATACTTCCAAGAGTATCATTATGACGGTTCTATGCGTGTTTACTTAAAACACCAGTTAACTTCTGATAACATTGCAACTATGAGAACAGATGAGACCTTTACTGAGTCTGCAGCTGGTACTCATGACTATACAGATCAACAAGTAAAACAACAAAAGAATTATATCGTTTTACCTGAGTTTGTATTGGCAGTCAATAGAATTTTCCCGTTCACCGATAAACACAACATGAACATGTTTGATCTTAGATATCAATTAAGATTAAACGATCTATACGATCTTTCAGCTACAAATATTCTGTACTACGAAATGGTACAACAACACATCACAATGATGGATAATATTTTAGTTGGTCAAGTTCCAGTTAGATACAAACAACATATGAACAGACTATACCTCGATGGAGATATGGAATCACTGAACGCTGGTGAATTTATCATAATAGAATGTCATAGAAAAATAGACCCAACCGATTTCACAGATATATACAACGACATGTGGTTAAAAAGATATACAACTGCATTAGTGAAACACCAGTGGTCAGAGAATTTATCGAAGTTTGAGGGAATTGCATTGCCTGGCGGTGTGACTATGAATGCATCAGAAATGAAAGCACAAGCACAAGAGGAGATAACAAAGCTGGAAGAAGAGAGTAGGTTAAACTACGAACTTCCCGTCATGGATATAATGGGGTAATTGAATGCCTACGAATGTTTACTTTAATCATGCTGTAAAGACAGAACAGCACCTCTATGAGGACTTAGTCGTTGAATCATTACGATTCTACGGACACGATGTCTTATATCTACCTAGAACGATTGTAGAAGAGGATACTATTTTCACCGAGGATGTACAATCCACATTCGGTGACGCCTATTCGGTTGAAATGTATCTCGAAAATACAGAAGGGTTCGAAGGAGACGGAGACCTTGTTTCTAAGTTCGGTGTACAGATACAAGAGGAAGCAACATTCATTATATCTTTAAGAACATGGGAGAGATTCATTTCCCTAGATTCTAACCTTGCAGTATCACTAAGACCTAACGAGGGGGATTTAATTTACTTCCCACTTACAGGTTCATTATTTGAAATCAGATTCGTAGAAGACCAAGACCCATTCTTCCAGTTAGGAAAGATGTTTGTATTCAAGATGAGATGTTCATTGTTCGAATACTCAGGAGAAGATTTCGATACTGGTACAAGTGCAGACTTGGTAGAAGCAGATCAAGCTTACACAATCGAATTGACCATGACTGGTTCAGGAAACTATACTCATGGAGAGAATTTAACTACTGTAATTGATTCAGTTACACATACAGTAGGAGAGGTTGTACTATGGCAACCAAACGCAAACAAACTTACAATTAAGGATAACACTAAGACACTACAAGTTGGAGATACACTAACAGGTGCATCATCTACAACTGCAAGAGCAATTGGAAGTATCGTGGATGTTCAATCATTCCATAATCTAGCTTCTGCTCAGAATGTAGAATTCGAAGAGAAGGATAGTTCATATCTAGACTTTAGTGAAGTGAATCCATTCGGTGAACCATAAAATGATAGAAAAAATAATAGCAGAAACGATTGGTTGTGACCAAGACGCAGTAAAAGATGAATCAAATTTTGTAAAAGATTTAGGTGCAGACTCATTAAATATTGTTGAATTGGTCATGGAGATTGAAAAAGAATTTGATATAGAAGTTCCTGATGATGATGCAGAAACATTACATACAGTTGCAGACTTGAAACAGTATATTGAGGACAACTCATAATGTTCGGAACATATTTTTATAACGAAACAATCAAGAGATCAATATCAGTCTTTGGTACATTGTTCAATAATATTGACATCAAGAAAACTAAAGCTGATGGGACTGTACTCACATCACAAAAAGTACCCATAAGTTATGGGCCTAAACAAAAGTTCCTCTTAAGGTTACAAGACGATGCAAAGGCAAGGGATGGTAGTGTTACCTCGATCTCTTTACCTCGTATTGCATTTGAAATGACTGGATTAGAATACGACCCTACAAGACAACAAAACAAATTAATCAGAACTTCTAAGACAACAGTAGAAACTGCAGATACAGGAAAGAGAGGATTCCAGTATCAACCAGCTCCATATAACATTAACTTTTCTTTATCAATACTTGCAAAGAATGTTATAGATGGTATACAGATTTTAGAACAAATACTTCCTTACTTCCAACCTGAGTATACCGTTGCGATGAAAATGGTAGACAGTATGAGTGAAGTAAGAGATGTACCAGTCATATTAACATCTACCAATATGGAAGATATGTATGAAGGTGCATTCGAAGAAAGACGAGTTATCGAATATACACTAGAATTTACTATGAAGACATACTTCTTCGGCCCAGTTTATACAGGTGAGGTTATTAAGAATGTTATCGAAAGAGATTACATTAATGATAATGTTCAAGCTGGATTTACTTCAACTGAGATACAAAACTCAGGACTGGTCAAAGAAGTGAAACACTACGAACCAGCATTCGGTGAAGTTGCTAATGCAGTATCGAACAGTTCAACAGTGTCCTTTCCAAGTGCAATAAATAGTAAGATAAGTGCAAACGATGAAGTGTTTGGTACAAATTTATCAACCAATCCTACAGTTAATAGTGTTGCAAGTGATAAACTATCAATAATATTGAGTGGTAATATTACTATCGATGCTGGTACTACACTTAAGTTTGTTGGTTCAGTTGACCCAAGTGATACATTTGTGGTTGCTGAGACGGTGACTTTTTATGATGAAGGTGGTAGTTCGACTTATTCGGAAGACCTCGCTGGTGATGCATAGTTATGGCAAAAGAAATAGACGAAAAATTAGATAATCTTCTTGATATCGGTTCTGATATCAAACAAGAAACCAAGTTAGTCAAACTTCCGACAAGGGAGAAGAATATTGAAACAGACTACAAGTATGCCCGTGAGAACCTCTATGACCTCGTAGAACGCGGTCAGGATGCAATAGACGGCATACTAGAACTATCCAAAGAGACAGAACACCCTAGGGCATATGAAGTTGCTGGACAACTTATAAAGACTGTATCTGAGACTGCAGAGAAGTTAATAGATATACAGAAGAAATTAAAAGACCTAGAGAAAGAAGATAGTTCCGTAAGAACGCAACACAATCACCTTTATGTAGGTTCAACAAGTGAGTTGCAAAAGTTCTTAAAGAAGGAGTCTAAGAAAGATGTTCGAGACGATTGAAAACCCAAAATTTGCCCCGATACCAAACGATTTAACAACGGATGACCCGTTGTGGATGATCTCGTTAGCACAGATCACACGACACAATGAACATTATTGGACGGATGTTGATGATATCCATACCTATAATGCATATGAAACTATAATTAAAGACAAGGTTAAAGACAAAGTAGTTTGTGACCTAGGGAGTGGTCTAGGAGTATTACTTCACCTTGCAGAATACCATGGTGCAAAAGAATGTATTGGAATAGAATCTAATACACAAGCAGCTGTATACTCTCAGGGTATGTACCCTCACTGGAATATTATACACAACAACTTCTTTAAAATGCACGATTGGCCAGTGGCAGATATCTATCTGCATAATCTAGATCAATCAATATTAAAACCTATGATGGATAAGGCAGAACTGGTAGGTTTACATCATGATTATCAAATATTCCCAAGACCAAAGAACCTACGAGACACACCTAAAGGGGTCATAGAGTCCTCTCTAGTGCCGTTAGAAGGTGAACCTATGGATGGAATGGTAGACTTTGTTAAAACCCATCACAGGGCCTTTAAAGAGAGGTTACGACTTGGTTAAACCAGTAAATGAAGGATACTTAGGAAACACCCTCATCAAGAGAGCAGGTGTCGAGTCCCAGTATACCAAAGAAGAGTTAGAAGAATACATGAAGTGTTCTAAAGACCCTTGTCATTTTATTGAAACCTATACTCAGATCATATCTCTAGATGAAGGTATGGTTCCATTTAAACTGCGTGGATATCAAGATAAACTTATAGAACATTATAACTCAAATAGATTTAATGTAGTTCTTGCATCAAGACAGTCAGGTAAATCGATCACATCATGTGCATATCTATTATGGTTCCTATTGTTTCATCCCGAAGTAACAGTCGCGGTACTTGCAAACAAAGGTGCAATTGCAAGGGAGATGATCGCAAGAATCGTAACCATGTTAGAGTCTGTACCGTTCTTTTTACAGCCAGGCGTTAAGATTCTAAACAAAGGTTCGATAGAATTTGCAAACGATTCGAAGGTGGTTGCAGCTGCAACATCTTCAAGTTCGATTCGTGGTATGTCAATTAACTTACTATACCTCGATGAGTTTGCATTCGTTGATGATGCAGATACATTCTATACTGCAACATATCCCGTTATCACATCAGGTAAAGACTCGAAGGTTATCATTACATCTACTGCAAACGGTGTAGGTAATATGTTTCATAGAATATACGAGTCTGCAGTACACGAACAATCAGAATATAAACACTTTATCATAAACTGGTACGATGTGCCGGGCCGTGATGAAGAATGGAAGAAACAGACCATAGCAAACACCTCAGAGGCACAGTTTGAACAAGAGTATGGTAACTCATTCTTAGGAACAGGAAACACCCTAATCAACTCAGATACCTTGTTAGGTATGATGGCATATGAACCTGAATGGAATAGGGATAGCGTAAACATATATAAAACACCAATAGAAGGACATGAGTATGTCTGTACGGTTGATGTTGCAAAAGGGAGAGGTATGGACTTCTCTACATTTACCGTCATCGATGTATCTACGAGTCCTTTTGAACAGGTTGCAACATATAGGGATAGTATGATAAGTCCCATGCTGTTTCCTGATATTATAAATAAGTATGTAAGAAATTATAATGATGCATTAGTTATAATTGAAAACAATGCTGAGGGTGGAATGGTAGCAACTCAGTTACACTATGATATTGAATATCCAAATGTGTTTGTCCAAGGACAATTGAAAGCAGAGGATATCGGTGTCACAGTTAACAAAAAAATTAAAAGAATTGGTTGCTCTACACTCAAAGAATTATTAGAGGAAAATAGATTAAAAGTTGTAGATCGTGCTACTATAACAGAATTGATGACCTTTGTCACAAAAGGAAATTCCTTTCAAGCTGACAGAGGATATCATGACGATATGGTTATGAATCTAGTGTTATTCGGTTGGTTCATCACTACTGAATATTTTTATCACCTTACGGATAAACAGGTTAAAGACTTGTTATATGCCGAACAACAAAAGATGATAGAAGACGATGTCTTACCAGCTGGGGTCTTCGGAGATGTTAAACCCGAGGAAACTACCTTTGTCGATGACGAAGGAGACCGTTGGTATAGTAAAGACATGGGTAATGAGATGAAATTGTAGTTCTTTAGAAACTATAAAGTTATAAATAAAACAGTAAACAACTTTTTACATTAACAGGAGAAAAATATGGCATTTCAAGTATCACCAGGCGTACAAGTCAAAGAAGTTGACTTGACAAATGTTGTGC